GAGAAAGACAGGGGGGGTAGACTGCCGACCTAAAAAAAGGGCCTCGCTACGCTTACCTTTGCTGCTATTGCACCTGCGACAACAGGCCACAAGATTGTCCAAGTCATCAGTCCCACCTAGCACTCTTGGTTGTATATGATCCACCTCATTAGCTGCTTCACCACAATACGCACATATATAGCAGTCTCGTCTAAGCACCAGCAATCGTTGTTGCTTCCACTTGTAACTGCCTAGATGCTTACTACCCATTAGTGCCAGCCCTTAATCTTAAATGCGTTTAGTGCATTACATAATCCATTATAGCGATTGTTGGCGTATTTAATGCCCCACTTAACCTGATCTACAGGTGATGCAGTTCTAAGCCATTCGCTTCTACCTTGTGGTATACCGTGATGCGGCCCGTTCTTCGCTTCGGGCCTCCAGTTTGATTCCCTTGTATACAGCTCTAAAGCACATCTATATTCATCTATTGGAAGATTGGCTTTAGCATATTGTTTAGGTGTCTGTTGTATTTGAATACCATTATGAATTGGTGCAACGGCATTAGCCGCGCTAATGAATAGTATCCCCACAACACTTACTACTGCGCAAGCGATCCGCGTTGCGGCTTGCGCGAAGTGCCTGAAGCACTTTAGCAAGTTAAGTGTAATGGCCTTGTCAAGCGATTGGGTAAAAGCCCTGGTCAGACCGCGTGTCGTTCTATGAGTTTGCAAATTTCTTCTCCTAGTTCGTAAGGAATCATCGAGCGAAGTCTTGCATTTCTTAGTTTTCCAGTGCCTCCTGCGTTAGTTCCAGCTGGGCTAGATTCATGACAATCACGACCAGGTGCGCACATAGGGCGCGGTGTCCATCCTTCAATAGTTCCCCATACATCTGTGGGTTTCATGCGCGTATCACCGTATTGGCAGTATGTAACTGTCCAACGTGGTATTTCCTGCATGAAGTCTTGCTTGCGTAACATAGCTCTTGGATTCTCCATAAGCCAGCCATAAGTAGGGTTTAAGTCATTCATAAGTTTAATTGTGTGTTTAATTAAATCTATGGCCTCATAGACAGCTGGGTGTTTAGGCACAGATCCGTTAGGCCCTTTGGCCCAGTATTTCCATAATGAAGCAACGCTAAACTTTTGGCATGGTGGGCTTGCCCATATGAAGTCTGGTTGTCCATATAATGAGATGAGTTCAGCAGCGTTAAGCGTTTGTATGTCTCTATGATCAGTTGCTTCAAAGTATTTGTCTAGTTCAAAGCTGATAATGGTATGGCCAGCATTCTCGAACGCTTTGGTTGACGAGCCCGTTCCTGCGAAGAAATCGTAAATTATCATGCGTCTTTACCCCATCCAGTGCCTCTGAATACGACTGCTGGTGCAGTCCATATTCTTGTCATCATGCCACCACAAGAGCATTGGATACTCTCTGGGTTGTCAGTGGTTTCATATATAGCTGCACATGTATCACAGCCGTAGTCATATCTAGGCATTTATTCCTGCAATCTGGCAAGTGCGGCACATGGTGTTTATCCATGATCCACATTGTTTGCACCTTTGAGGTTCTTGGTTGGCTGCGTATGTTTGTAGGATATTCATCAAATCCCCTAAGCGCATGAAGGCTAAATACTCCTCAGCGTTCTCGCCCTGTCCATTACAGCGGCTAACTACAAAGGCTAGTTTACCACCCTTGTTGCTTTCAGCTTGTTTAATCCAGGCTAATGGCTGGAAATCAGATCGTGCCTTTACTTCTATGGAGAATGGTATCCCTGTTATATCTTCGCCTTGCCTACCAGCCCCAGTAGATTCAGCGTAGGGATACCATTGCCTCAACCAGTCAGCCACCACGCGTTGCGTCTTGTAGCCCCTGTGCTTGCGGTGATTAGCCATTGACGGTATGGCATTTCTCGCATTGCCATTGCAGCGGTGATAGACTAACTGTCCAAACGCCATCATCTTGGTTTGGTATCTCGTTACATAACTGACAGATCAGTAATGGCACATCGCCGTAGAATTCGACTGTGCCATCTGGTCTTGTTACTGATACATATCCCATCATTCAACTCCTTCCGGTAATCTAAAGTGTCCATCTTTATCTACTCGATACCATATTGGTGAGCATTGTTGAGCCTGAGGTAACGTGCCTTCTGCACACATCGCACCTGACCAGGCTTTGCCGTTTTTAACTCCAGTCTTAACCTTGCGTGTGCCGTGTGAACATGTTGGAATTGGCTCAGCTTCTCCGAATGTCTGTTGAACTAATTGAGCAGCTTCGCCCAGACTTACAACTGGTTGCTTAGGTTCAGCACCCACAAACTCATCCCAGGTGTTGTTGATTGCTAAAGGTGCATTGGCTATCGCTTCGCTTCTTTCATCATTTTTAATGCGTTCGACTTTTGCCATGTCTTGTTTTGTTGCTTTGCTTGTTGTTTCAAGGACAAGCGAAATTGCTCTGCCAATAGCAGAGGTGCAAGTGTCCTCGACATAGAACTTACGCATTTGTTGAGGATACGTAGCTGCATCGCCAAAAGCATAGTCAACAGCAGCAGGAAGCGTATCTTCATGTTCACGGTAAACACTCGCAGCCACAAGAACATGCCCCTTGACTGAATCAAATTGTATGACATCTAAAACTATCCTTCCGACAGGGAACGCCGCTTGCCAGCGTTTCACTCTTGATTGCACATCTTCATAATTGTCTAGGTTAAAAGCCATTTAATACTCCTTGTGTAGTGGTGCCATTGGTCTTTGCATACTCTATCTGTTGATCTAATGAGAAATATGAACCATCGGCCCACTTAGATACATCTATTGCGCACTCGTTACAGTAAGAACGCTTGCGCCCGTGGCTCTTCGGCAGTTCTGAATGAACAGTCCAAGCAGCTTGTGTTGTGCCTTTAGGATTGTGGATACCGAACCTGCTCTTGCAGTAATCGCACCATACTCCATGCTTTGCTTTAGAAAGCATCAAGATCGTTGTCAAAGTCGGTAAGTGCGATATGTCCTGCAATTGCCATATATGCGATAGCGTCTGCGTAACTATCTTTGTGCGTTGCTTGTTCAGACAAACGCGAGACTTTGACGAGTGCCATACAGACTGCGACCTCGTGAGGCTCGATTCCACGATTGAGATACGCACTCCATAATTGCGAGATGCGAATATGATTAGCAGTTGGGTCTCCATACTGCAAACCTCTGTCATATAGGAGTCTGGTGCTTTCAGTAAGGAGTTCATTAGCGATTGGCATTAACCGATGCCCGACTTACAGCTCTCCCAGCATGATAACCCTCACGCTTGCCTTGCTTCCAGCCTTTCCAATATGCAACATAAATTAGCGCCGGAGTCATGGCCAGAAATCCTGCCAACTCCCAGTAAGTTATTTCCATTTGTAGCCCCTAACTTGTCCACATATCTTGTGGATTAAGTTAAGTGTGAACTACTTATAGGCTTATTTCAACCTCATGCAAGCAAATTTTGATAACAATTTGATAACAAAATCTTCCTCAAAACCCAGCCATTCTTCCCCGCATAGGCTTTCAGCCATAGACTTTGCCCTCAAATTGGAATGACCCATCCTTCTCGATTGGCACAGCTATTGGCAATACACGCTTACGATCTGTGTATATAACGCCAAATCCGGCCTGCCAGTTGAACGTGCCTTTAGTGTAGTAAGCCTGACGTGTATCCATCATATGCCCTACTTCAAACCCTGTTAGCCGTGATACCTCTAAACCGCCGGAGGATTGCGTATAAGAGGATATTCCTTGTCTGTGTGTGTGTCCACACACTACGCTCTTTCCGTGTCTCTTAGCGGCTTCTAGGGCTGTTATGCCCCCTTGTGGCTTTATGCCCTGCTCATCACCATGCACCATAATCCAGTTTGTGCCTGGTATCTCGTAAGGCTTCTTGTGATACTTAATGCCTAACTCTGGCAGTCTAAGGAAGTTTTCTATCTCTAGTTCAGGTGCGCCGATTAGTCCAGGCAGTCTAGTAGAAAGGGAGTTAAAGAGCCGCGCTCCGTGATTAGATCGTGTCT